CACGGAACAACGCGAATGAGAGTAACTCTTATTCAATGTAGATACTAGCTATAAAAACTAGTACCTACTGTTTTCACATACCCACCTTTCTGAGTATCAATAAATTTTCTATCAATAGGACGATCTTTTGTAATTAAAGAGTTGTTTACTAAAGTGAAATAAAAACTTCGCTTTCTTAAATACCAATAATCACCAAGATCCATGAATTCATTCATTGAGTTGGCTTTCTTATAATATATGCCATTAAGACATATAAATTGCCTATCAGATGTTTGAAAACAAGTATACTGAAACGAAATAGTGCCATGAACATTACGCTTTATAGCGCTACGTGCGAATGGATATCCCGCTAAAAATTTATTATATAACGAAAATTTAATTCCGCTATCGTCTGGAAAGTCTTCCGGCACAGTATTAATCACATAACCGTACAAGGAGAAAAACTTAAAGATTTCAGTTTCGAATGCTAGGGGTCTAATAAAATTGCCTTCGGTACACGTTAGAGAATTCCAACGTTGTAAATACCTATTGCAAATAATATAGAGCCAGGCCTCTACTGATGAACTCTTATCATTTCTGGGTGCCTTAATACTATAAGGTCTTACGTCATGGCCGGCATAATAATCGCCGCCACAAGACTCCCTAAAAGGGTCATCAGCTTTAAAGTGAGTTTTATCTAAATTCACCTTCATTCCCAACTGTTCACATACCATAATAAAACTAGGTACATGTTCAGAAGGTAAGATGCAGTCATCGCCAAATACAGATACTAGGTCAAGAAAATCCTCTTCAACGAGGGTTGTTCCGCCACGTTCGTAATTGACAACTGCACAAGCCAATGAGTAAAATACAAGTGATTCTAGTGGAAATGTAAAAGCGTTTCCCATAGAAGAAATCATTTCGGAAACAATAGTTTCGTCACCGAGGTCTACATAATGACTTCTTACACTATCAAGGAGAACAAACCACCGTTCAGGTACTAAAAATCGTACAAGTTCGGAAGCTATTCTATTACTAGCACTACTAAAGTCAACGGTCCCGATTGTTCGGTATATTGAACCTAATCTCGCCAGCATTTGATGTGTAGCTTGTAAATTATCTAAGTCAAGAAAAGGGAGAAGCCGTTCGGTCAGCATTTGCATAACACCTTGCTGGAGAAACATATTTCCAGTGGGCTCTTTGCAAGCACCGCGCCTAGCAGTATCACTCTTTTCAACGGTAAAAAACTCTGAACCTTCAACTATTGTTACAATACTATTAAGGAATCGCTCAGAAAAATCTTTTTCTGTGTATTTTGTTAATAGACTACAACTATTTGCCAATTCGGCGTATAGTGGATCCCATTGTAAATATAGATCGAATAGTGGTAAAGCGGAATTAGTACAGGTAACGGGAAATGCCAATTTGTCTGAAATAGCACAAGTTCGGCGATTTTTTCCAACAGTGGCCCCAGATGAATGTTTGCAATTTATAAACAATTCTTCTGTGGTAAAATCTTGAAGTATAAGATGACAGAGATTCCGAGCCGTTAATAAAACTTTTTCTAACGGCGTTTTACGAGATCTGCGATTATCGAGAGAAGTAAAATCAAATCTGTCATTAATATATGACATAGATTTATTATCCTCAACAAACAATTGTAGTGCTTCATTGTGAAGCCTTTCAATCTGTGCTTTGCCATCTTTATCCTCATAAGACCACTTTTTTAATAACGATTCCTGTTGGCTTTCAATGAAAAATCTGAAAGCTCCCGCACTATCCAAGTCATCTACTTTCGTGTGATGACTTATGGTTTGAAGGTCTTGTTGAATAGCATTCGCAATCACATTCTTGATTGCGACTGGATTAAGAGCATTTTGCTCACTAACTTTTTCCTTTCTTTTCATAGGAGACACCTAATGTAAAATTTACTACAAGAATACAATCAAGGATATTACGCCACTGGCAAAATCATATCCTTATGGAGAGCCTTAATAGAAGGATCCAAATAGTAAGTAATAGCTTCGTTTATTGCGTTTTCACGCGCACCGGCTGTTACCTCTACGTCGAAGCTTGCAGTAATAGTTACAGTTCCATTAGTTAGCTTTCCATTTGCTAAAATAATAGGGAAGGTATGGATCTGCTCAGTTCTTTGTTGAGTATATCCATTTGGCGCACTACCAGACACTTTTGCGCGTTTAACACGCATCAAAATTGACTTTCTTGTTCTAAAATCAGTATTGCCTAAAAACGCATAGCGTGATGCGGCATCCGACTTTTCAACAAGTGTCGTGACTGCAGTTGTACCACCTGTAACTGTGAAAGAAGTTGGTGTTGTAGTAATGTTTATAGACATGATTAATCATACCTGTCTTTGAGGGCCTTACGGCCTATTATTAAGGATAGTAAATCGGTAATAAAAGCAGTATCCGTACGAAGGTGAAAAGTTGGTCTCAAATGAATTAAAGGAAATCGAGGATCTATTCTCTTACGGGAATAAGAAACCTCCCTTTCAAATGACGTTGAACCTCCACCAGAAGCAGACCAAAATGGCTGCCCATACGAAGTTACTCTTAAATTCGATTTAACAGTTAGTTGTGTTCTTACTATTTTTGTTGTTTCCCAGATACCTAAATATTGTATCCCAGGGTCTACAGCACTTACTTCTGCATCAATTAACTTCGATACATTAATAAAATGATCCATGACCCAACTATATGGCATTAATGCCCATAAAGTCTTTGGAACGTCCCGGCCTCTTAATCCTAAGTCTTTTAGTATTCCTTGCTTATTGAAATTGTTGTAAATTATACCAACAGTGACAGAAGTAGTAATATTAGTGACAGTTGTTACATCATATTCGAACTCATTTCCGACACGGACCTGAGCTGAAGAATTTATAACTTCCGTCTTTGTCTTAGTTGACCTAGCAGTATTTAAAACTTTCGAATCTTTCGAATCTGAGTTCACAAACTCTGCTATGTTCTTAAGAGAAATTATAATAGGTCTAAAAGCATACCTCATTTCAAGCCAAGCTTTCGCTGAAGCTCTAGCATAAGCGTCACCTCCTTTATATCCGTACTTTTTAGTATAATAAGAAACATACTCTTTTGTACGATTATCTAAGAGACGATGCAGTGCAGAGGTTTTGTTAAATAAACTTTTAACCGTATCAATCGTTTTTCGGAACTCGGCAATGTCTTCCATGAAGGCATAGTTGCTTTTATCCACTTTGGCCATCGCGTCAATGTAAGCAAGGTCGACTAAATCACCAGGTTCGTCAGAAGACACAACAACAATTTCGTTGTTAGTAGTCCCTGGGAATTCTGGATGTGAATCGTAATAAACAGCAGTCCCTTGAGAATCAGTATATGTAAGTGTACTAGGAGAAAAACTCTTTTCCAATGTATACCGATTATACCTCATCGGGTTAACTATTATTTCACCCTGCTTAACTCTTAACCAGAATCTCGGAGTGTTTATATCGTGCATATCGTGCTTCACACGACTGATCATTACTTCACCTGTTTCTAATGATGAAGTAACTTCAGGATGTGTAGACTCAATACGTACAACATGTTGCTCAACATTGAGCTCATCTTCTAGAATTCGGTAACGTGGTCCATAAGCTGTCATAATTGCAAATCTGGGTTCAAAACAGTAACATTAATTAATTAATTAATGTGCGATCGGTGCAACCGTAACCTTTTCAAAAGTTAAAAATAGAACTTTGACCAACTCTAGCAATAATTGCCGTTCAACATATGTTGGATGATCCGAGCCTATAAGTTCATAGGAGGAATAGTAATTTTGTCACTGATTCCGTTTTTGCATAACCCCCTT